GCCGCAAACCGGAGGGATGATAAATGCCTGAGATCGACTGGAAGGCCGAGGCCGCAATGGACCCGATCCTGCGCGCCATGATGGGCGCGCGGATCCCGCTGACCCGCGAGAATTACATCGACGCTAAATACGGCAGCGAGGACATGCCCGAGGAGTGGACCGACGAGCACGAGGACGCTCTGCCGGGTCCGTTCCAGCGGAGCTGACGATGAGCGACCGGATTCGGCTGGATAATTACGACGCCGCGGTTGCGGAAGAGCCGCTGGAAAAGCCGGCACCGGAGGAGGCGGCGCCGCCGGAACCGCAGCAGCCGCCGGAAGAGCCGCCGGCGGCCACGACCGAGGAGCCGGCGGCGGAAAAGCCTGCGGCGCCGACGCCCGAGCAGCAACGCATCGACCGGCTGACCCGGGAGAAATACGAGGCGCAGCGGCAGCGCGACGAATATGCCGCGATACTGGCGGCGCAGCAGCGGGCCCAGCAAAACCAGCAAAACGTCCAATATGGCCAGCCCGACCCGATCGAGGCGGCCCGGCAGCAGGGGTTGCAGCAGGCTCGGGAGGAGGCTGTTGCGGCCCGGTTCAATGCCGACTGCAACACGCTGTTTGAGAAGGGCCAGAGCGAATATGGCGACATGACCGACGCGGTGTCGGCGCTGAATGCGGTCGGATATGGGGCGAGGCCGGATGCGCTGATGGCGCTGACGCGGCTGCCGGACGGGCACCGGATCTACCGCGAGCTGGCGGGCGATCTCGACAACGCGGCGCGCATTCTCAACCTGGAGCCGATGGCCATGGCCATGGAATTTGCTCGCATGTCCCGCGGCGAGGCACCGGCAGGAAACGGGGCGGCGGCGCCGGTCACCCGTGCACCGCCTCCGGTGCGGCCGGTCGGCGGCAATGCGGCCCGCGCCGCGAAGCCGCTCGACAAGATGTCGATGGCGGAATTTATCCGCGAGAGGGACCGGACCGAGCGGCGATCTCGAATCCTGCGCTGAGGCCGTTTGCGCGGGCAAACCGCCGGACGTGATCCCCCAGGAGCCCGGCGTGGGCAGATGCGGAGCGGACCAGTCCAGCTCGTGCCCCGGCGGGCGCGGACAAATTTCTGGGGGTTCTGCCGCTGTTATGTCGCGATTATGTCGCGGTTTTTTATCGTTTGCTGCCAACGGGTTGGCGTTTGTCGGAGTTATGTCGGAGTTATGTCGCGATTGTGCCGCGGCAACGACCCGCCCGGCCCTGACGCTATACATGCTTGCCCCCCTTCACTGCTGGTCCGCGCTCTCGCAAACACCACGCGATCAGCCCCGGCGGCAGGCTGCAGCCCGGCTGATCCGGCGCCGGTCCCCAGCTGCCGTCGCGCAGCCAGAAGCCGCGCTTGACCCAGTCCCGCGCCTGCCGCTGCTGCCGCTCGTCCGCGGCCGGCGCCGCAGGATCGACCCGAACAAAACGAACAAATCGAACATCTGTTCTGGTGTGCACCCCATCTGACACCGGCTGATTCGTCCGGTCGAGCCACGCTCGCAGCGCCCACACGAGCCAACTGCCGAGCCGCAGCTCGCGGCCTTTGTCGGCATACCAGTGCACCGCCTTGCGGTACTCGACATCCAGGTTGACCGGCGGCAGCCCGGCGCGCTCGCGCTCAGCCGCGGCCGCCTCGAGCCACGCGCGCGGCAACTGATCATCCTTCTCTCTCTCTGAATCTTTAGAATCTTCTGAAGAGAGAGACGCGCGCACGCGTATACGCGAGGGAGCGGTCTGATCGCGCAATGCCCGCAGCTTCGCCTTCAGCTGGCGGGCCGGCAGAGCTAGGTATTCGTCGAGCTGTTTGATGCTGATGATGGGGGCTTCTCCGATTTTGAGGCGGCCTGCAGCTTTGCCTCCCGATCGCGCAGGGCCTGCAGCTTTGCTTTCAGCTGGTCGGCTGGCAGGGCTAGGTATTCGTTGAGCTGCTCGATGCTGATCGTGACTTTCATTGCGGTTTCTCCAGGGGTTTGAGGGCGCAAGCGAGGGGGCGGCCTGATCGCGCAGGGTCCGCATGGCTAGGAGAGCTAGGTATTCGTCGAGGTCGATCGTGACTTGCATGGCTGGGGCTCCTCTGGGTTGTGAGGGGCCGCCGGGTCGCGTGGCCTGTCGCTAGGGCGCAGTTTTCCTGCCGCGCAAAAATAGCTGTTGCGCGTTATGGGCGAACGAGGCAAAGATCGGAGTTGCAACACAGCCGATCTTTCCCCGTTCACGGGTTCGTAAGAGCCCGCCCTTGTGCGATCAGGCCCTGCCCTTACCCGGCGGGGCTTTTTCGTTTCTCCCTCGGTTTCGCGCCGGCCAGCCTGTTACACAATTTCCAGTTGATCAAGGTAAATTGGGCGCGGCGGCGTGCCTGCAGTGTTGCTGTATCGGCACTGTCGCGATTTCGGTACACCGAACACAAATTGACACAAACGCTCGGTTCTGGCATTGAGCCGGGGCCGATCTTCCCCCGGGTTACGGGGATGCGCCGTTCTTCCCCCGGCTATCGGGGATGCGCCGTTCTGATCCTGGCTTAACGGATCTGCGCCCACTGCGCAGGCTAATGCGCGGAAATCTCTCTCAATTCTGTGCGCCCGGCGCGCCCATGCGGCTGCCCGGCCGCCGGGGGGTATTCCGCCGTGGCGAACACACTGTTGACCCTGGACGTGGTCACGCGGGAGGCGCTTCGCCTTTTCCGCAATTCCAACTGGTATTTGCGAACAATCGGACGGCAATTCGACGAAGAATTTGGCCGGTCGGGTTCGAAGATTGGCAGCCAGCTGCGGGTGAGATTGCCGAACGACTACACGCTGCGAACCGGCCCGACCGCCAGCCCGCAGAATACCAACGAACGCAACACGACGTTGGTTTTGGCCACGCAAATGGGCGTGGACGTTAGCTTTTCGTCGGCCGAGCGATCGCTTTCCCTCGACGATTACAGCACGCGAATCCTGGCGCCCGCGGTCAATACGCTGGCCGGCGGTGTCGCGGTTGCGGTCATGGCGAATATCGAGCAGGCGTCGAATCTCGTGCTCAACACCGACACGGGCGGCGCGATGATCAGCCCGACCGCGGGGACGTGGCTCGCGGCTGGGGCCCTGCTCGATCGTGCCGGCGCACCAAGAAATGATCGATTCATCGTCATGGATCCGCTGACCCAGGCGCGCACGGTGACGAGCCTGATGGGGCTTTTCAATCCGCAGGCCAAGATCTCGGACCAGTACATGCGGGGCACGATCAGTGTCGACACCCTCGGGTTCGACTGGGGCATGGATCAGACCGTGATCATGCACACGACCGGCGCCTATGGGACGGCCCCGACCGTGGCGGGCGCCAACCAGACCGGCTCAACCCTGACCGTGTCGGCCCTGGCCGGTCCGGTCGCGGTTGGCGACGTCTTTACGATCGCCGGGGTGCGCGCGGTCAACCGGGTGACCAAGACCAGCACGGGCTCGCTGCAGCAGTTTGTCGTGACCGCGGCGGCCAGTGCCGGCGCCACGACGCTGTCGATCTACCCGCCGATCACACCGTTCGCGACCACCCCGGCGCCAAACACCCCGGTGCCGTTTCAGACGGTGGATGTCTCGCCCGCCGCCGGGGCGAATATCGTCTTTGCGACCGCGAGCGGGGCGGCCTACCGCTCCAATTTCGCGTACTACAGTGAGGCGGTGACCCTGGCGACGGCAGAGCTCGAGCTGCCGCGCGGCGTGCATGAGGCGGCGCGGGAGACCTACGACGGGATCAGCCTGCGCATGGTCACCGATTATGCCGTGCTCTCGGACCAGTTCGTGACGCGGCTCGACATCCTTTTCGGCTCGCTGCTGCTGCGGCCGGAATGGGTCGTCAAGGTCGCCGACATACCGTAGTACAAAAGCCCATTCTTATGCTATCTCCTCGGAGGAGGAGATAGCAAGTGGCAAAGATTATTGACCTAACCGGAAAGAGGTTTTCCCGATGGACCGTGCAGGGGCTCTCGCATCAGGTCGGCAAAATGCTCTACTGGCATTGCGTCTGCGATTGCGGGACGGAGCGCGCGGTTTTCGGGGGCGACCTGAAGCGAGGGGGATCGAGGAGTTGCGGCTGCCTCATGCGGGAGGAGAAGGAGCAGCCGCGGTCACACGGCATGACCCATCATCCGGCGTATCGGTCATGGATCTATATGAAAAGCCGGTGCAGGAACCCTAGGAACGACGGGTATTATCTTTATGGGAAGAGGGGCATTAAGGTTTGCAGGCGGTGGCAGAAATTTGAAAACTTCTGGGCCGACATGGGCACCACGTGGGTGCCGGGTCTGACCATCGAACGACTGGATAACGACAAAGGCTATGAACCGGGAAACTGTGTTTGGACAACGCGAAAGGAGCAGGCGCGTAATCGGCGGACGCAACGTCTTATTGATACGCCAGAGGGCAAGATGAGCGTGACAGAGGCTGCAGAACTGTTTGGACTTTCGCGCAAGATGATCTTCTCACGTATCGCTTATGGCTGGCCGCAGGATCGCCTGTTGATGCCGCCGAGAGGAGGCGCTTGATGGCAGCGGAGGTGTTGCCCGGGAATGCCGGGCGGGCCGACTACCCTCGGATGCTCTATCACCCGGACGGGCGCAGTGTCGTCGTGGCGACGCCCGAGGAGCACGACCGGCTGGCCAGTGAGGACTGGGGGACGGTGCCGCAGGACATCCACCGGATGCCGGCGGTTACCGCCTCCCCGATTCTCAGCGGCGGCGATCCGCTGGCGTTGATGATTCGAGAGGTGTTGGAATCGGTGCTCGACGAGCGCGGCATCGGACGAAGGAGACGATGATGGCAGGACGTACCGGCGATTACAGCGTGTCGACCAAGCGAGACCCGTACAGCGAAGGCAAGGAGCGGCAGCGGCGCGGTGGCGGCGGCTATGACGGCGGGCCGGGGCGCACCGGCATGCCGCAGGCGCAGGACATGGACCGCCCGGCCAGCCCGTGTGGCACCTATGGCCGGACCGGAACCTCGCGCGGCGGCATCAACAGCGGCATCCGCAAGATCCAGGATCAGAACAAAGGCGGGTACTAACCCATGCTGGTGTCGGAGCTGATCGGGCTGGCTCTGCGCACCTCAGGCATCCTCGGGGTCGGGCAGACCGCCCTGCCCCAGGATCTCAGCGACGCCCAGGTCATGCTCAAGCTGCTCCTCCAGCAGTGGCGGCAGAAACGCTGGCTGGTGTTCCGGTTGGCCAACGTGCTGGTGCCGATGGTGCCGGGGAAGCCGATCTACACGGTGGGTCCGGCGGGCGCGACGCCGGCCCCGGACATACTGACGGACGGCAATTTCCGGCCGGCGAATATCCAGAGCTGCTATCTGCGCCAGGAGGTCGGTTCGGGCCCGAACAGCTACCCGGTCGACTTCCCGATGCGGGTGCTCGAATCGCGCCAGCAATACGACCAGATCAGCCTCAAAAACCTGCAGTCCTGGCCGGCATTGGTCTACTACGACCCGCTGGTGCCGGTGGCGAATCTGTATGTGTGGCCGATCCCGGTGCAGCCGCTGTTCCACCTCTATCTCGCGTGGCAGCAGGCGATCGATATGGCCGGCGAGGGCGCGCAGTCGCAAGAACTCGAGGAGATATTGCCGACCGAGACGCAGCTCGCGCTGATGTACAATTTGGCCCTGCTCACCGCCGCCAACTACAAGTTGCCGCGCGACGAAAACCTCGAGGCGCTCGCGCGGTCGAGCCTCAACGTGATGCGGATGACGAACTTCGCATTGCAGCCCTTAAAGATGCCGGCGAGCTTGATCGGCACCGGGACGCGGATGCGCAACCCGCTCGGCGGGTTTGTCTACCCCGAAACCTCGGCGGGCGTGCCGGTCGGCACGACCCTGGCCTGATGCCGTGGGGCACCTCCCCGACCACGGTCTGACCGTCTGGGAGCGGGGGACTCAGCTCACCGCCGAAGCGCTCAACGGCAATTTCGCGAGGCTCCGCGACGATGCCGAGCTGGCGCTGGCGCAGGCGCTGTTGCCGGACCCGGCCGTGGTCGGCCTCGAGATGCGGCTGGGCCGGCTCGAGGAGCGGCTCGAGCGGATCGAGGGGATGCTGGCGATGCACGAGCGGCAGCGCAACGAGCGCGAGTATGCGCCGCTCGCATCTTTGGGCGGCGTGCTGCTGCGGCTCGATGGCTTGCAGCGGGTCACGGAGGACGCGGTGGCGCGGCTCGAGGCAGCCCAGGCGGCCGCAGAGAGGATGCACCATGACCAGCATCTTCGCCTGTCGCGTCTCGAGCAGCAGCCCGAGGCGGCGACGGCGGCCGAGCACCGGGCCCTGCGGCGGGCGCAGGAGCGCTCTGCCCATACCGCAGACGCGGCCCTGGGGCAGGCGATCGGATTGCGCCAGGAGGTGGGCGCGGTGCGCCGGATCGCCGAGGGGCACGACCGGATCGCCAACCGGCGTGAATATGCCCCGCTGGCCACGGTGGCGCATCTGCTCGAGCGGCTGCAGCGGTTGGAGCAGGGATGACCCAGCTGGCTCTGACACAAGGTGCCTATGTCGCGCGCGGCCTGATCGCCAATGCGCAGGTTTGCACGAACCTCTATGCCGAGCCGAACCCGCAGGACGCGCCCTTTCCAGTGACGCACTACCCGGCGCCGGGGCTCTCTGTGCTGTCCGATTTCGGCGGGATCTACACGGGCGTGGTGCGCGGCCTGTACGACGCGTCGGACGGCACCGTCATCGCGGTGATCGGCCCCTCGGTCATCAACTGGCGGGGGCCCGGGACCAGCGGCCATGTGCTCCTCGGCACGATTTCGGACAGCGGCAACCCGGTGTCGATCGTCGACAACCAGGACGACGTCGTGCTGGTCGACGGCACGGCCAACGGGTGGACGTTCAAGCTAGGCAATGCCAACACGCCGGGGGCCCTCGCCCCAGTTGCGGACCCGGCCTTTTTCGGATCGACCCGCGTCGATTTCATCGACTCGTTTTTCGTTTTCAACAAGCCGGGGACACCGACTTTCTACACCAGCACGGCCGGCGCCTTCCTGCCGCTCGACGCGACCTACGCGACCCCGAAACTTGGGTGGAATGACGATCTGGTGGCGTGCTGCGCATTACACGACAACGTGTGGCTGCTGGGCAATACGACGACCGAGATTTGGTTCAATTCTGGCGGTGCGACATTCGCCTTTTCGCGCATGCCGAATGCCATCCTGCAGCAGGGTTGCGTCGCCCGGTTCAGTCCGGTGATCGCCGACAATGCGGTCTACTGGCTGAGCCAGGATCGCTGGGGCCGCAATATGTGCATGCGCGGTGAAGGCTATGCGGCAAAGCGGGTGAGCACCTTTGCGGTCGAGGACGAGTGGTCAAAATACGACACCCTGGCCGACGCGATCGGCATGGCCTACCAGATCGGCGGGCACGAGGTCGTCGGGCTGTATTTCCCGACCGGCAACGCGTGGTGGGCTTATGACACCTCCTCGGGGTACTGGCACGACCGCACCTACGGCGATCTGGTGACGCCCTGGCTGCCGCGCTGCATGGCCGGCTGGGGCGCGATCGCCCCCAGCACTCACCCGAACAGCATCCTGGCCGGTGACCGCAGCGCGCCGCGCATCCTCGAGCTGAGCCGGATGAATTACACCGACATCGGCACCCCGATCGTGCGGCAGCGGGCGTGGCCGCACGCCCAGGCCGATGGCAAGCGGTTGACCCACACGCGGTTTGCCGCGGCGTTTGACGGGTCCCAGATGGCTGCGCCGGACCAGATCACGCTCGATTGGAGCGACGACTATGGCCACAATTTTGGGACGCCCTTGCCGCAGACGGTCAACGACATCAACGGCGGCCAGTATCAGTGGCGGCGCCTCGGGTCGGCCCGCGATCGCGTCTACCGGCTGACATGGTCACAACCCGGTCCGGTCGCTCTGAACGGCGCCTGGATCGATGTATTGCAGCAGGGCACCTGATGGCAGTCGAGCGGTCCGTGTCACTGCAGCGCGCCCTGGAGCGGGAGGCGATCCGCTGCGCCGGCACCCTGGCGGTTGTGTGGTTTTACTCCGGCGAACGCCCGGCCGGTTGCTTTGCCGCCACCACCGGCCAGCGCATCATGCAGCGGCCCGTCACCGAGGACATGATGCGCACGCTGGTGCGTGGCGGCGAATTTGAGATGCCGCCGGGCGCGACGCACTGGCGGATGTTCGATGCCAACGGCAACGTGGTGATGCAGGGAGGCCTCAATGGGGCCCCATAAGCCGGTCGGGCACGCGATCAACCGGCGACAGGTGCTCGGTGTCGCGGACGACAATTTCGCGGCGCAGGGGATGATCGCGCCGACCCAGATTTTTGTCGACCGCGAGGGCGCTCTGACACCGGCAAGCTTCCGGTTCCTGTTTAGCGTGTTCCTGGCGATCGCGCGGATCGAGCAGCGGCTCGACGCGGCCGGGATCCCGCGGGCCGAAACGTGAAAAACTTCCTGCCCATCGGGTCGGCCGACATGCTGCCTCTGCGGATGGCACTGCAGCGCCGGCCGGAATTGTGGGACCAGCACAATTATCGCACGACCTTTGACGGCACCCCCTTTGGCGGCATGTCTGACATATTGCTGCGCTACAGCCGGCCTGAGAGGTGGCAGGGCAACCCGGACGCGCAGGCCCTGGTGGACGATCTCGACCTCGTGCAGTACCCGGCCTGGGCGGCGCTGCCTGAGTGTCACGCCACGATCTTTGACCTGATGCGGCGGTTCCAGGGGATCAGCCTGGGCCGGGTCATCATCGCCAAGCTGCCGCCCGGCGGCCGGATATTGGCGCACGCCGACGACTACGGCGCCTATGCACTGCAGGACGGGCTGCGCCTGCATGTCTGCGTGCAGGGGTTGCCGGGGTGCCTTTTTCACTGCGGTGACGAGGCGGTGCAGATGGCGAGCGACACCGTCTGGTGGTTCAACCACCGCGAGCTGCACTCGGCCGAAAACCACAGTTTTGATGATAGAGTACACCTTTTAGTTGATATTAGGACCGGATAGTTGATGTACGAAACTCACGGCGCCGCCAAAAGAAACATACGTCTTTACCGTATGTGGAAAAATATGGTGCAGCGTTGCTATACGCCAACTGTCGACAGTTATTCAATATATGGGGGACGAGGCATCACTGTCTGCCCCGAATGGCGGGATAACCCGATGGCTTTTGTTAAGTGGGCAGAAAAACAAGAAGGACACGCGACACTGTCGCTCGACCGCATCGATTCTAATGGGCCGTATTCGCCGGAAAACTGCCGTTTTATTTCAATGGCGCTGCAGCAACGCAATCGACGCTCAAAT